CGTGTCCGGCCTGCCGATCTACCACGACGCACGGCTGCCGGCGAACGCGTTCCTGGTGTCGAACCAGGAAGCCGCGTCGTATCTCGGCGTCGGTCCGTTCTTCGCGACGGCCGAGGACGTGGAGCGGCTCGGCCGAAACGAAGCGATCTGGGGCATGGGTGCCGGCACGATCATCCTGCCGAAGGGGATTTGCTGGCTGGCCGCCACCGCGCCGACCGTCCTGACCGGCCGCAAGGCGAAGGACCAGGACGCGGACTAGGCCATGCCGAGACTGGCGCCGTACGCCACCGCGGCGCAGCTCGCCGAGACCACGCCAGGTCTGTCGCCAGCGCGCGCAGACCTGGCGCTGGCGGCCGCCAGCGACTACGTCGACGCGGTCTGTTTCGGCGTGACCGATCCGGCGACCGGCCTGGCGCCCGATCCTGGCTGGTTCCCGGACCCGGTTCCATCGCGCGTCGTATCGGCCACGCTGGTCGCCGCGGCGCGGTTCTCGCGCGACCCGGAAGCGCCGTGGGGCACGGTCGGCGGCATCGGCGAAGTGCCGATCTATGCGAAGGGTCAGATTCCCGACGCCGATAAATTCCTGCTCGGCCTGCGCCGGTCCTTCGGTCTGGCATGACGGCGCCGCGCGAAGCGCTGGTGCGCCGGCTGGCCGCCGCGGCCGGCAGCTCGGCCACGGTCGGGTCGGCGCCGATCCGGCAGGCGGCGCCGCCGCTGCTGATCGTGGCGCCTGGCACGCCATACCTTCGGCCGGTCGACGCCATTCCCGATTGCAGCGTGTCGGTCCGGCTGGATGTCTGGTGCGTCACCACGCGCGAGGACGTGAACGCGCAGGACACGCAGGACGCGCTGGCCGAGCTGGTGCGCCAGGTCGCCGAGGACCCGACCTGGCAGCCGGTCGACGGCTGCGTGGCGGTCTATCTCGGCGCCGAGCGCGGCAACGTCGCGACCGAGGACCTGGCCGGCATTCCCGGCCTGGCCACGATCGTCCAGCTGCGGGTCGACGCGTGACCGGGAACCGCGTGGAAGCCGTGAACGGCCGCCAGGTCGCCGATGCGCTGGCCGGCCTGGCGAAGGACGCCGCGGACCTGTCCGAGCCGTCCCGCGTGGTCCTGGCCGCCGGCCTGGACGCCGCCACCGGCCGCGCGCCGCGGCTGACCGGCGAGCTGATCGGCGGCCTGGACGTGGTCGACGTGACGCCGGCCGGTGGCACGCTGGTGGCACGCGCGCCGTACAGCGCCTACCAGGACCGCGGCACGCGCTACGTTCGCGCGCAGCGGTTCATGCAGGCCGGCAGCGAAGCCATCCACCGCGCGGCGCCGGACGCCTATCGCGCGGACCTGACCAGGAAGCTAGCCGCGGCCGCGGCGAAAGCGTAGAGAGGACCGACCATGCCGCCGCTGTTCATGAAGTCGATTTCGCTGACCCTACAGGCCGAAGGACAGGCCACGCCGGTCGAATTCAATTGCAACGTTCGAATTGCCACCATCGAAGTCGAAGCCGGCGACGTGGTCACGTTCGAACCGCTGTGCGAGGACGGCGCGTACAGCGAATCCGAACCACCGACGTACGCAATGCACCTGGTCGGCGCGCAGGATTGGACATCGAATACCGTGCCGGCGAGCATCGGCCTGGCGCGCTACCTGGACGATTTCGCCGGCCTGTCGGCCGCGTTCGAATTCCAGGCGCACGGCCAGGACGTGGCCGCCAGCGCCGACCAGCCGGCGAAAGCCGGCACGCTGATCCTGCAAGCGCCGTCCTACGGCGGCGAGAAATCCACCTATGCCGAGCTGGACGTGTCCATGCCGATCGTCGGCAAGCCGACCAACGTGGTAGCGCCGACCGCGTTCCGCGCGGCCGGCCGCGCCGCCGCGCAGGCCATGAAGGACGCCGCCGCGCCGGCCGCCGAGGACGCCGCGTGACGGCCGAGCCGGCCGAGCCGGTCCGGCTGCCGGTGGCCGAACCGCTGGACCTGGCGGCGATCGTCGACCGTCACCCGATCCGCGTGGTCCGGCTGGACATGGCGGCCGTCCTGCTCGGCCTGTCGACCGGCGACATGGACGACATCGAAGCCGCGCTAGGCGTGCCGTTCGCCGAAATCACGACGGCGCCGCGCCTGGCGGTCCTGGCCGTGCTGGCGTGGCTGATCGGCCGGCGCGAGGACCCAGACCTGACCCTGGACCACGTCCGGACGCAATGGAGGGTGGAGGTCCACGAGGACCCTACGCTGCCGCGGCCATCGAAGCCGCGGCGGTCAGGACGATCGGAATCGCGCGGATGACCGGCCTGCCGCCGCGCGAGGTCCGGTTGCTGACCGTGGCCGAGATCGCCGCCTATCGCGAATTCGCCGAGCAGGACGCCGCGCGCAGCCGGATGGCCGGCTACCGGCGCCGGCGCTAGGCCGTGGGCATCGGCGGCGCGGTCGGCGCGCTGGACCTGTTGGTGCGTGTCATCGGCGACACGAAGGGCCTGGATGATGTCCTGGACAAATCCACCGGCAAAGTGAACGCGTTCGGGAAATCGTTCGATCTGGGCGGCGTCGCGAAGCTCGGCGCCATTGCCGGCGTGGCCGGCGTGGCGGCCGTGGCCATCGGCGACATGACCGCGGCGGCCGCGGCCGATCGTGACGAGCAGGCGAAGCTCGAGCAGGCCGTACGCGCCGCCGGCGCGGCGACCGGCGATTACGTGGCGCAGCTCGATGCTGCCATCGCCGCCGGCCAGGCGAAAGCGTTCAGCGATACCGAATCCCGTGACGCGCTGCAATCGCTGGTCACGGCCACCGGCGACGTGGCGCTGGCGACTGACCAGCTGACCATCGCGCAGGACCTGGCGCGCTTCGCGAACGTCGACCTGGCCACGGCCGCCGATGCCGTGGCGAAAGCGAACGCCGGCCAGGACGGCGCGCTTCGCAAGCTGGTTCCCGGCCTGGAAAAAGGCGCCACGGCGACCGATACCCTGGCCGCCGCGTCGAAAGCCGCGGCCGGCCAGGCCGACCTGTACGCGGCCAGCGCCGAAGGAATGCAGGCACGCGCCGGCGACAGTCTCGGCGAGCTGTCGGAAACGATCGGGTCGGTTTTCCTGCCGATCCTGGATGCGATCATCCCGGCGCTGCTGCCGATCCTGGACGCGTTCGGCCAGCTGGTGAAAGCGCTGCTGCCGGTCCTAATCCCGCTGATCAAGGTCCTGGCCGGCGCGCTGAAAATCGTGGCCGACGTGCTGGTGACCGTGGTCGGCTGGCTGGTGAAGCTGGTCGACTGGATCAGCCAGGCCGCGGCGAAGGTCGGCGAATTCCTGGACAAGCTGAATCCGCTGAAGGATTTCAAAATGCCGAGCCTGCCGTTCATCGGCGGCACGTCGGCGCCGCTGCCGCGCGCCGTGTCGCTGGCCGGCGGCGTCGGCCGAGCTGGCGGCGAATCGTTCGGCGTGTCCAGCGGCGGCCGCGGCGCGGTCACGTTCAATTTCTACACCACCGGCGATTCGATCGAGCAGGAACAGGCCGTCATGCGCGCGCTGCGCCGGGTCCAGCGGCTGAACGCCGGCCTGGTCCTGCCGGCCGCCGGCCGGACGGCATAGCGTGCCGGTCGGTCCTGGCGCCGAGTCGGTCCGGGTCGAAATCTACGCGCCGGACCCGGACGCCAGCCGATGGGATGAAGCGGTATGGGACGGCGGCTACTGGGCGGCCGCGGTCTGGACCGTGGTCGGCTGCGTGGTCATGGAAGCCGCGTACGTGTATGGCGCGACCAGCGAAGCCGGCGTGCTATCGCTGCCGGTCGCCGGCACGCTGGACCTGGCGACGCGTGACACGGCGCGCGAGCTGGACCCTGGCAACAGCGAAGGTCCGTTCTTCGGCTACGTGGCGCCTGGCACGCCGGTCCGGCTGACCAGCTCGCCGGCGTCCGGCGGCGCGCCGGCGTGGACCGGCTACCTGGACGAGGCGACCTACAACGTCGCCGACGCGCGCGGCCAGCTGCGCGCGGTCGACGGCGTCGCCTATCTCGCGCAGGCCGATCTGCCGGATGGCCAGGTTTTGCCGAATACCCTGCGCGCGCGTATCCGCGCCGTCATCACGGCCGCCGGCCTGGACGCGGTCGTCCAGCTCGCGCCGGACGTGCCGGACATGGACGCCGACCCGCCGGTGGCGGCATACGACGGCAAGGCGAAAACGGCATGGCAGGCGATCCTGGATGCGGCGCAGGACGCGCTGTACTTTGTCTGGCTCGGGCCGGCCGGCTATCTCCACGTCGTTTCATGGGGCGGCTTTCCCGATGCGCCGTTCGCGATCGGCTGCGGCGATCCGGCCGAGGGTCCGTGGATCGAAGGTCTGCGGACCATCGGCTACGGGTCGAGCGCAGAGGCGATCCGGAATGGCGTGCAGGCCTGGTCGGCGCCGAGCGTGAAAACGGCCGTGGTGAAGGACGGGCCATCGGTCTACCGCTACGGCCTGCGGACCTTTGCCGTGGAGCGCGTGGTGCCGGATTTCGCGACCTGGTCCGGCCGCATCCTGGCCGACCGCGCCGGCGCCGGCCTGTCGGTCCTGCTCGGCGAGGTCCGGCCGTACAGCGACGCCGAGCTACAGCTGCTGCTCGGCCTGGCCGTGGCCGGACCGCAGATCATCCGCGTTCGGGACGAGGACCATCCACCGCTGATCGACCAGACCGTGGGCGCCATCGGCGCGCGGGTCCGGGTCACGTCGGCCGGCTGGTCGTTCGGCCTGGTGTCGATGGTTCCGCGCGCTGAATGGGACGCCGTCGAACCGCCGGTGGTGCCGCCGATCCAGCCGCCGGACCCGTGGCACGTCGAAACGCGGTCCTACCTGGCGACGAACGACGCGCTACTGGCGCTGACCAGCGGCGGCGCGAAGTACGGCGCCGGCGCGGCGACCACGCTGCCGGTCGGCGCGTGGTCCGGCTGGACCTACCGCAGCTGCATCCATTTCGCGACCATCCCGTGGACGAAGGTCCGCGCGGTCCGGACGGCGATCCTGCGGCTGGACACCAGCGACCAGGACCGGGTCGGCTTCGGCAGCTCGCCGACCATCGAAGTACGGCGCATCACGGCCGCGTGGTCGGCCGGGTCGGCGAGCTCGCCGAGCAGCGGTAACGCCGTGGTCTATCCGGGTCCGGCGACCACGTCGACCGGCGCGGTCCGCGCGAACGTGACCGGCGCCGAGAACGCTGCGCTAGGTATCCGCATCGACGCCATCGCGCGGGCCTGGGCGCCGAGCAGCGCCGGCGGATCGGCGGCCGCGCAGCATGGCGTCATGCTGCTACCTGGCAGCGGGTCGACGGCCGATACGACCGAATTCTGGCCGGTGGAGAAGGGCGGCGCGTTCCGGCCGCAGATCGATCTGGAGCTGGAGGTATTCGACTGATGGCGGTTCCCAACAGGCCCGTAGGCGGCGCATCCATCGAATCCGCGTGGGGCGGCGTGGTCCACGACGGAATCGTGGCGCAGGATATCCAGGCCGGTTCGGTCGTCATGACCACGACCGCCAGCGGCGGCGTGTCGCCGGTGGTGACCGTCACGTTTCCGCGGCCGTTCGCCGCGCCGCCTACCGTCATTCTCGGCGGCGCATTGAACAGCAGCGGCATCGTGGTATCGAACGTCGGCCGCGCGCCGACCGCCACGGATTTCGGCGCCTGCGTCAAGCGAACCGATGGTGGCGGCATCGCGACCTTTACCGGCTACTGGCTGGCGATCGGTCCGCGCGCGTAGGCCATGCTGCGCGATCTGCTGGCGCGCCTGCTGCCGCGCTGGCTGGCGATCCTGCTCGGCGTACGACGGGTCACGCCGTACGACGGCTACTGGCCGCATCGATCGTTCATGGTCGCCGAGCTGGACACCGGCGGCACGTTCCGCGCGGCGTGGCGGCCGCAGGACCCGTCGAAGGACCCGAAGGAACCGAACGGCGGCGAGTCGTCCAGCGCCGGCAGCGACCACGGCTGGTCGAATTGCACTATGGCGTCGGCCGCGCTGGCGCTGGCGTACCAGCAGCCGCGCGGCGAGCTGGCGCCGTGGGGCGGCGACCTTCGCCACCGGCAGGCCGACCAGTCTGGCGGAACGGACCTGTACGACGCGGCCGACGCGTGGCGGTCGTACGGCGAAACGCTGACCATCAAATCCGGCAGCGGCTGGTCGGCGCTGGTCGACGCGCACCAGGCCGGCCGCGCCATCGTCATTCAAGGCGAAGGAAACGTGCCAGGCGCCGAGACCTTCGATGGCGGCCACGCGTGCGCCATCGCACCGGAAACGCACAGCAGCGGCGACTGGCTGTTCGGCGACCCGCTGGCGTCCGGCTGGCAATGGGTCGCGCCATCGGCCATCCGGTCCTGGGCCGAGCGCTGGCAATCGTCCATCGCCTACGCGGTCGGCGAGAAACCACCAGCCGCGCCGGCGCCGGAACCGCCACCGGCGCCGGCGCCGTGTCCCGAGTGTCCGGACCCGGAACCGCGGATCGCATACGAGGTCGCCTATGCCGTGGCGGCCGATGACGATGCCGACGTGGCCGAATGGATCGGCTGGCTGCGCGCCGGCGAACCGTTCGCCGGCGATGTATGGGATGCCGGACGCTGGAACCCTGCCGAGCCGACCGACCTTCGCGCGCTGTTCGATGCCGGCTGCGGCGGCCAGCTCGGCAGCTGCTGGACCCGCGGACCGATACCGGACCCGGTCGCATCGGCCTATGCCGCGCTGACCACGCCGGCGAGCTGGAACGGGTCAGCATGGCGCGCTGCGCTGTGGGACGGCTGATGACCCGAGAGATGGCGCGCCGCGTGCTGTGCATCGCTGCGCTGATCCTGACCGTGGCCGCCTACGCCGGAACCGGGATACCGCTGGCGCTGGCGGTCGGTCTGATCTGCATCGCCGCGCTGCTGTAGGCCGGCGGCCGCCAGCGGTGCATGGATGGCGGCCGCCGGATTCGTCCGGCCTGGCGGTCACTCGCCGCGTGGCCTGCCGGGGGAACAGGCATTAGCCGCCAGGTAGGCCAGGCCGGCGCCGGTAGCCTACTCCGATGCGCCGGCCTGACCTGGTCAATTTACTGGGCCGAGTTATTTGACCAGCTCGCCTGCGTCGCCGACGTAGTGGCGCAATTAGTGGCGCAGGCGGCCTGTCGGCAGGCCATTTCGTGCGTGAAACGTGGTCTGGATCGGCAAGTAGCGGTTTTGCAGACCACCGCGTTAGACCACTTCGCCACGTCGCCATTTGAGCGTGGATGGAGTCGCTGGTTTACACCGTGTCGCCGACGTAGTGGCGCAGATAGTGGCGCAGGATCGCCAGATAGTGGCGCAGCCTGGACGGCCGCGCAGGCAGCTGGTCAGGACCGATCCAGCGTTCGCTGTTCACGACGCGGCCGCCGCTGGCGTCCATTCGTCCACGACGGCCGTGGCGGCGATGTAGAGCATCGATGTTCGGTAGTCACGGTGACCCATCGCGGCCGTGACCGTGGCCGGCGAATTCGCCGCGGCGATCCGCGTGCCGTAGGCGCGGCGCAGATCGTGCCAGGTGTAGCGCCGGCGCAGGCCGAGCTGGACCGATAGCCGGTGGACGTGCATCAGCAGCGTATGCGGATGGATCGACTGGCCGGCACGCTCGCCGGGAAACAGCAGCGCGGTCGGCGTGGCGCGCGGCAGGCCGTCCAGCGCGGCCGCGGTCCATGCGTTCAGCGTGACCATGCGCACGCTGCCGTCCTTCGGTTCTTCGCTGGTGTCGCCGGTCCGATACTCGCGCTTCCGGTATACGCGGAGCTGGTCGCCGACCCGGTCGCCGTGGCGCAATTCCAGCAGCTCGGAGGACCGCAGGCCGTGGCCGATGGTCAGCGCGTAGATCGCGAACCAGACCGGGTCGGCGGCGACGGCCGCCAGCATGGCGTCCTGCTCGGCCGGCGTCGGCGGATCGATCGTGCGCCGGCGAGCTGGCACGCGGTCGACGGCGCTGCGCGGATTGACGGCGAGCAGCGGCGGCCGGGATTTCACGGCGCGGCCGAGCGCTGCGGATAGCACGTCCAGGATGCTATCGGCGCCGCGGCGATCGTGGCCGCTGCGGATCAGCTGGACCCGGAACCGTTCGATATCGCTGCTGGTCAGCTCGGCCAGCCGGATACGGCCGAGCGCCGGCACGATCAGCCGGTGGCTGATGTCCGCGTATCGGGTCTGCGTGCCGATCGACAGGCCGGCGACGTGGTCAGCCAGCCAGCGATCGATCCACGCGCCGACCGTCATCCGGCGGTCGACCCTCGCGCCGCCGCTGGCATCACGTTCGTTCAGCCGCCGACGTAGCTGGTTGTCCGCGTCGATGCGGCTGCCGGCGACGTATTCGCTGCCGGGTCGCTGGCCGCGGATCGGCCAGGTGATGCGCCATTCATTCGGCTTCCGGCCTGGCGTGATACCGCCGCTACCGCGCGGCCGGCGCGGCTTCGGATCGATGGACGTGGAAGGGTGCGCCGTGGCGCTCGGAGTAGGCATGCCAGCAGTCTAGGCGAGTCTGCAAGATTTAGCGACTACAGCGACGCCAGCGACGACTGCTGGTATGGCTATGCTGGACCCGCTGGCGTACCGTGTCTGTCCCGAGCGCGGGAACCGTAGTCCGATGGGGGACAGATCGACAATGGCGACCACGACGACACGACGCGCGCTGGATCGCGAACGGCTGACCGTGAAGGACGCCGCGCGGCGCACCAGCTACTCGCCGGCCTACCTGTACCGGCTGGCCGAGCGTGGCGAGATCGAAGCCGTGAAAGCCGGCCGATCGGTGCGCCTGTACGCCGATTCGCTGGATGCCTGGCTGGAGCGCAACGGCAGCGGTTCGGTCGCCTGACCACGGTGGAAAAGCTGTGGACAACCGCGCGAATCCCGTGGACAGGTCGCCGTGCGCTGTGGAGGACCACAGCGGCCGAGTAGCGGCCAGCGGCACCAGCGACGCAGGCAACTTGACACTACGTAGCACGCTCGGGACGCCGGTCCACCTAACCGCGGCGGAGCCGAGCGCGCTACTACGCGGAGCGCCTAGGCCGTACGTGCGCCGTGGTCCGTACGCCGACCAGGCCGACCCTTTCTCGGAGGACGATCTATGCCGCGCCTACGGCCTAGAACCGTGGTAGCGCTGTGCGTTCGCTGCGGCAAGCTGCCGCGCGCCGCCGGCGAGACCTGGCTATGCGATAGCTGCTCGGCCGACCAGGCCGCCTACGTCGAAGCGATCGACGCGCGCGACCACGGCACGAACGTCAAGGAACGCCGGCGCTACGCCATCGCCGTTCACCATTGGGCCGGCGGCTGGCCGGCCATGCGTGAACCGTGACGAAGCGCCATCCGCGGCTGGTGATCTGCTCGCCGGTCCGGTTCGGCCTGCCGGCCGTGCCGTCGACCCGCGGCCGCTGCCAGCGCTGCCAGGCCGAGGTCTGGCTATCGAAGCGCGCCGAGCTGGACGCCGGCGACGATCTGCTATGCGTGGTCTGCGCCATGTCGGTCGTCCAGGTCGGCGACATGGTCAGCGTGGCGCCGTGGGTATCGGAGGACCTGTCCGAATGAATACGCCACAGATCGCCGGCGGCCTGTATTCGGTCGTCCTGGTCTGTCCATCCTGCGGCGAGCTGGGCGCCGTGCCGGCGACCCTCGCGACGCGCCTGGTGATGGTCCGGAACGAACCGGCCACGCTCGGCCTGCGCGTCAAGGCGGCGAAGCTGCCGCACAGCTGCGGCCAGCAGACCCTGACCGCGGCGCTGGAAGAATTCGAACGGCCGCCGGACGATCGGCCGTCCGATGGCACGTAGCGCCTACCATTCGCCGGCCTGGCCAGCGCTGCGCCTGCGCGTGCTAGCTCGGGACGGCTACCGCTGCCATTGGTGCTCGGGTCCGGCTAACGAAGCCGACCACGTCGTGGCGCTGGCCGAAGGTGGCGCAGCGCTGGACCTGGCGAATCTGGTGGCGAGCTGCAAGCGCTGCAACATGCAGCGTGGTCGCCATGTCCGGTCGCGCGGCGCGCGGATCGGCCGGCGTTCGCGAAGGTGGTAGATCGGCCGCTGCTGCTGGACCTGTTCTGCGGCGTAGGCGGCGCCGGCGCCGGCTATTCGCTGGCCGGCTTCGAAATCGTCGGCGTGGACATCGCGCCGCAGCCGCGCTACCCGTTCCGGTTCATCCAGGCCGACGCCATGACGTTTCCGCTGGCCGGCTTCGATGCGGTCCATGCGTCGCCGCCATGCCAGGCCTATACGTGGTCGACGCGCATAGGTCGCGAGGATCGATGGCCGCAGCTGATCGCCGACGTTCGCGAACGGGTCCAGCTCGCCGGCCTGCCGTACGTCATCGAAAACGTGCCAGGCGCCAGGGCCGACATGCGCGATCCGGTCCTGCTATGCGGGTCCATGTTCGGCCTGGAGGTGAATCGACACCGGCTGTTCGAAAGCTCGGCGCCGCTGTGGCCTGCGCCGCCGCATCGAAGCTGTGCCGGCAGGATCGCCGACGGCGAAGCCGTGACCGTGGCAGGACATGGCGGCGACAGTAAGGATTTCCGAATCGCGCGCTGGCAGCAGGCCATGCAGATCAGCTGGACCAAGAACCGTCACGAATTGGCCGAAGCGATACCACCGGCCTATACGGCGTGGATCGGCGCCGAGCTGCTCGCCGCCATGAATGGCGCGCCAGCTCGCCGGCCGTCGCTGTGGATGACGCTATGAGCTATCGCGGCCGGGTCCTGGTCCTGGCCGTGGTCCTATGCGTGGCGTTCTGGCTATGGGTCATTGGTGCAATCGTTCGCGCGTTTCATTGCACGTTCGCGCCATTGACATTGACGCGAGCTCGAGCTGGCGGTTTTTGGATCGGGACTAGTTGCGCCGAGTACGTCGGCCGTATCTCTCCCCGCGCAGCCACCGACGCGGCCGGATGACCGATAGAACGGATGTTCTGTTCCCGGCGATGCGCAGCAGGCGGAATCGCGCCGCGGCCGAGCGCACGCTGCGCGCGCTGCGCGCCGCTGACCGGGTCGACGCGGTCGACGCCGCGCTGATCGCCGCGGTCCGGTCGCTGGCGGCCGCGCTGGATGACGCGCCATCGCCGTACGTCGCCGCCACGGTGGCGCGGGTCCATATCGAAGCGCTGCGGCTGCTGACCGGCAAGCCGTCGCCGGAACCGGACGAGCTTGATGCGTTCATCCGAAGCCTTAAGCCAGCCGACGCCGGCGCGGTTCGCGACTCCGAGAACCAGTAGCCGGCCGACCATCGGCGAAGCGCTGGCCAGGGTCGGCGCTGTTCTCGGCGCGCCGCCGCTGCCGTGGCAGCGCCAGGTATTCGACGTGGCCGGCGAGCTGCTGCCGTCCGGCCTGCCGGCGTATCGCGAAATCCGGGTGACCGTTCCGCGGCAGCAGGGTAAAACCGCCGGCCTGCTGCTGCCGCTGATGGTGCATCGCGCGCTGGCGTTCGGCCGGCCACAGCGAATCTTGTACACCGCGCAGGACCGGAACCATGCGCGCGAGAAATGGCAGGAACAGGTAGAGCTGCTGGACACGACGCCGCTGCGCCGGCTGTACAGCGTCCGGCGATCCAACGGCAGCGAACGAATCCGCTGGCGTACCGGGTCGACGCACAGCATTACGGCCGGCGGCGAGACCAGCGGCCACGGTTTCACGCTCGATTTAGGCGTCATCGATGAAGCGTTCGCGCAGACCGACGATCGCCTGGTGCAGGCATTCCGGCCGGCCATGATGACGCGTCGCGACGCGCAGCTGTGGATCGTGTCAACCGCCGGAACGGATGATTCCGTATTCCTGCGCGAGCGTGTCGACGATGGCCGCGCGCGGGTCGAAGCCGGCGACACGGCCGACGTGGCGTACTTCGAATGGTCGGCGCCCGATGACGCCGACCCGGAGGACCCTGCTACCTGGTTCGCCGCCATGCCGGCGCTCGGCACGCTGATCGACGTGGACACGGTCCGCGCCGACCGCGCGGCGATGGACGCCGGCGAATTCGCGCGCGCCTACCTGAACCGCTGGACGCCAGGCGGCGCGCCGGTATTCGACCTGGCGAGCTGGACCCGCTGCCGTGACGCCACCAGCTCGGCGTCGGGTCCGGTGGCGTTCGGCATCGACGTGTCGCCGGACCGCCGGACCGGCACGATCGCGGCCGCCGGCGGCCGGCGCGACGGCCGCGTGCATGTCGAAATCGTCGACCGCCGGCCTGGCGTCGAATGGATCGCCGACCGGATCGCCGAGCTGGACCGCCGGCATCGGCCGGTCGCCGTGGCGCTGGACCCGTCCGGACCGGCCGGATCGCTGGTGACCGATCTAAGCCAGCTGCGCCGCGTGCCGCCGCTGCTGCTGCTGACCGGCCGCGCCTACGCGCAGGCATGCGGCGCGCTGTTCGATGATGTCCAGACCGGCCGCCTGGCGCACCTGGGGCAGCCGGCGCTGGATGACGCGGCCGCCGGCGCGCGCCGGCGCACGCTCGGCGACGCGTGGACGTGGTCGCGCCACGACGGCGCCACGGCCGACCCGGCGCCGCTGATCGCGGCGACCCTCGCGCGCCAGGGATGGGCGCAGGCGCCGCGCGTTAAGCCGTCGATCCTGTAGCCGGCGCCGCTGGCGTCGCCTAATCCTGCCAGCGCCTACCAGCTCGCCGGCGCCGCGGCTACCGTGGCGGCGTGCGCGCCGCCGATGTACTGCGCTGGATGGCGACTGGCGAACGGACCCGATCCGAGCCGGAATCCAGCGACCCGGCGGAACCGGAACAGCAGATCGAACAGGCGATAGCGCGCGAGGTCGAAGCGCGGCTAGCCAATTTCACGTTCGCCGATGCGCTGACCCTGCCGGCCGTGGCGCGCGGCGTCGATCTGCTCGCCAGCCAGGCGGCCGCGCTATCGGTCGCCGCGTACGCCGGCGGCCAGCGGCTGGACCCGCAGCCGAGCCAGGTCAGCCGGCCGACGCCGTGGCCGGAGGTCCGGCGCCGGGATTTCGTGTATGAAACCGTCCGGTCGCTGCTGGCGTCGCCGCCGCGCGGCGGTAACGCGTACTGGCTGACCCTGTCTCGGAACGACCACGGCTATCCGGCGTCGCTGCTGTGCGCGGACCCGGCGGAAATGGACGTTCGGTGGGACGAGCTGCGGCTGCGCCGGCGCTACCGCTGGCGCGGCCAGGACATCGATCCTCGCGACGTGACGCATATTCGGATCGGCGCGCGACCCGGCGACGAATACGGCCACAGCGTGATTTACGACTGCCTGCCGCGGCTGGCGATTATCGGGATGGCCGAAGCGTACGCGGCTGGTTTCTTCGCCAGCGGCGGCATTCCCGAGGTGCTGATTAAGTCGGGCGCCGGTCTGGACCATAACGAGGCCGTGGCGCTGCGCAACGAATACGTCGGCGACGGCGAACGGTTCCCGGTCCGCGTCGTGTCCGGCGATATCGACCTGGATTTCCCGGCGGCCGACCCGGAACGCAGCCAAATGGCGCAGACCCGCGCGGCCGCGGCAACCGAGGTCGCGCGGCTGCTCGGCATTCCGGCGTCGCTGCTGATGGTCGAAACGTCGGGCGCGACCATCACGTACACGAATCCCAACGGCGCACTAAGCCAGCTCTATCGCGAAACGCTGTTGCCGACGTACCTGAATCCGATCGAATCCGCGTGGTCCGATCTGGTGCCTGGCACGCAGGCCGTCCGGTTCGAATTGAACGAGCTACTGGCGGCCGACATTGTCACGCGCAGCCAGGTGCAGATCGCCTACGTCGGCGCCGGCATCCTGGACCCGGCCGAGGTCCGCGCGCTGGAAGGATGGCCGGCCGGCGCCATCGATGAATCGCCGCGTTATGAGCCGACCAGCCGGCCGGCCGAGATTCCGCTGCCGACGTACCTGGAAGGAATCGCCTGATGCCTGATCGCGAATTGCAATGGCGCGCGCCGGCGTCCGGCGAGCTGGTGGTACGTGACGAGGGTCAGCGCCTGGTCGACCTTCGCATCATGCCGTGGGGAATCGTGGCGGCGACCATCGATGGACCCGAGGCATTCGACCGCGGCGCGTTCGATGACATCGACCCGACCCGCGTCACGATCGAAGCCGGCCGGCATGGCGGTCCGCTGGTCGGCCGCGGCGTGTCGCTGACTAATCGCGAGGACGCGCAGTACATGACGGCGCGCATTGCGCCGACGCCGGCCGGTGATGAGCTGCTGACCCTCGCGCGCGAGGGTGTCTACCAGGACGCCAGCGTGGCGTTCTATCCGGTCGCCGGCGGCCATCGGCGGCGCGGCGGCGCAACCGTCCACAGCCGCGCCGACCTTCGGCGCGTCGCCATCCTGGAGCGCGGCAGCTATCCGCAGGCGGCCGTCCTGGCCGTGCGCAGCAATGACATGGAGGATTCGAACGTGCCGACCCTGCTGGAAACGCCGACGCCGGACCCGACGCCGGACCCGACACCCGAGCCGACGCCGCCGGATGAGCTTTCCTTCCGGAACGAGGTCCGCGCCGAGTTGGGCGCGATCCGCCTGCTGGCCGGTCGCCAGCTCGCCGCCGGCGCCGACGATCCGTACGCGCAGCTGCGGTCCTTCGCCGATTTCGGCATGGCCTGCCGCGCCGCCTACGTCGACCCGGCCGTGGCCGCGCTGATGACGCGCGCGCTGGTGGACGAGATCACCGGCGACAATCCCGGCGTGGTTCCGCCCGGCTGGCTTTCCAGCGTGGCCGGCATCCTGCCGCCGCGCCAGCCGGCCGTGACCGCGTTCGGCGGCCGGAACGGCCTGCCGGACGCCGGCATGGATGTCAATTGGCCGTACTACGACGGCGACATTAACGCGCTGGTCGCCGTCCAGGCCGCGCAAAAAACGGCGCTGAACAGCGTCAAGATCAGCTTTAAGAAGGGGACCACGCCGATCGCCACGTACGGCTTCGCGCATGACGTGGCGTACCAGCTGATCCTTCGGAGCGACCCGTCGTACATCGCGAGCGCGAACCGGGTCCTGGTGGCGGCGTTCGCCGCGCGCGAAGATGCGCAATTCATCGCCGCGATCGTGGCGCTGGACCAGGCCGGATCGTTCGTGACCCTGGACGCGCTGACCGCCACGGCCGACGCGGTCCGCGCGGCGCTGTTCCAGGCGTCGCTGCTGGTCGAAGGTGCGACCGGCGCGCCGGCGTCGTTCGGCCTGGCGGCCACGAACGTTTTCGCCCATCTCGGCGGCCTGACCGGCCTGGTTCCGGCGCCGTACGGCACGGCGAACGTGACAGGCACGGCCGACGCGGCTTCGCTGCGCATCAACGTGTCCGGCCTGCCGATCTACCACGACGCACGGCTGCCGGCGAACGCGTTCCTGATGTCGAACCAGGAAGCCGCGTCGTATCTCGGCGTCGGTCCGTTCTT